CAGACTTGAAAAGTTACTTATGGAAGAAAAGTTTAAGAATAAAGATTTACAATCGCAATTAAAAATGAAAGATGCCACGCTGTAAGCACTGCAAAGAGAAGTTTGAGCCTATTAAGTTCCTGCAAAAATATTGCTTAAACGATGAGTGTTTACGTGTTTTTGTAGCTGATGTAAAAAAGAAAACTTGGCAAAAGACGAAAGCAAAAGCAAAGCTGGATTTAATGACTTTGAGTGACTACCTGAAATTAACCCAACAAGTATTTAATAAATACATTCGATTGCGAGATAAACATAAACACGAACTATGTATATCGTGCCAAAAACCACCAAAAAAACAGAACGCAGGGCATTATTTTTCAAGTGGCGGTCATTCAAATGTAAGGTTTGATGAGGATAACGTACACCTACAATGTGAACACTGTAATACTTTTTTGAGTGGCAACCTTTTGAATTACCAAATAGAAATAGAAAAACGAATCGGAGCTAAAAAACTAATCGAATTACAGGCAAAGGCGCACGTTGTTAAAAAATGGAGCATTGACGAACTAAAAGAATTAATGGTTATTTATAAAAATAAAGTAAAAAAAATAGATTTATATTAAAAAGAATAGTTAATTTTGAGAAACAATTAAAATTTAAGTTATGAAAAAAACAGCATTACAGGAAGCATTTAGCGAATTAGAAAAGTTACACCCGTATTTATTTGATACGCATACACAACAAGGTAGGGAGTTTGTAAACCACTTTCATAAGTTTTTAGAACTTGAAAAAGAGCAAATTATTGAAGCGCACGGAGATAAGCAAAAAACGAAAAGTAACCCTGATTCAATAGTTACTTATGGCTATACTTTTACAGGTAATATGTATTATGAAAAAACTTTTAAGCTATGACACGAGAACAAAGATGTGAGTTAGCAATTGAACGAGGTTTCACCTATGACTCTAAAACTGGATTTATTTATAATCGGTATGGGAAAACATCAAAACCAAATAAATTAAGCGGATATAATGAAATGTGTATTACTGTAAATAAAAACAGATTTAAAATTCAAGGGCATCAATTTGCATGGTATTATGAACATGGGTATTGTGCAAATGAATTGGACCATATTAACGGGGTTAAAACTGATAATAGAATATGTAATTTACGAAGCGTTACACACCAACAAAATAATTGGAATAGAGTAAACGCTAAAGGGTACACCATTATAAAAAATAGTAATAAATATAGAGCTGAAATAAGATTAAATACTAAAAAGATTTATTTAGGTTCATACAATACCGAACAAGAAGCGCGTAATGCATATTTAGCAGCAAAAGAAATTTATCATAAAATATAGTTTTCTTTGTTGTTATATTAAAAAGAATAGTTATCTTTGTAAAAACAATTAAATTTTACATTATGAAACATTTATTTAAAGCATTGGCAGACTTTCAACAGGAAGTGCCAGTAATTCACAAAGGAACGCAAGGCTACGGATATTCGTATGCGGATTTACCTAAAATCTTTGAAGTAATTAACCCATTGTTACAAAAACACGGATTAGGATTTACTCAACTAATTAACGGACAACAAATAGTAACTTGTTTATTCCATTGCGAAAGTGGAGAACAAATAGATAGCCAAACAGATATTCCTCAAGGCGTTCAGTTAAAAGGAATGAATGATTTTCAAGTTTTAGGTTCTGCAATTACTTATTTAAGACGTTACGCACTATCTTCTATTTTAGGTATTGTAACCGACAAAGATGTTGACGCAGCTGGAGAACAAATAAAAGCCGTAAAGACGGAAAAGAAACCAACGATACAAGGTGAACGCTTTTTAAAAGCTATTGAAGCAATTAGAAACGGTGAATTTACAGCCGAAGAACTACAAGCGAAGTTTGAATTAAACGAAGTTCAACAAAAAGCATTACTACTGATATGAAAATACGAGCATCGCAATTAGGAAAAATAATAACCTCATCAAAAACAAAAGGTGAGGTTTTATCAAAGACTTGCAAAAGCTACATTCAGGAACTTGCAATTGAAAACACGTATGGAATCCGAAAAGAGTTTTGGAGTCGATATACTGACAAAGGCAACGAATGCGAAGAAGAAGCTATCGAACTTGTTAACGATGTTTTAAACTTAGGCTTTATCTTTAAAAATGAAGAGAATTTTAATAACGAATGGATAACGGGAACGCCTGACGTAAACACGAATGAAATTCTTTTGGACGTAAAAACAAGTTGGGACGCTACAACATTCCCGTTCTTTGAAACTGAAATACCAAACAAAGATTATTACTACCAATTACAAGGGTATATGTGGCTAACTGGCAAAACCGAATCGCTTTTATGTTATTGCCTTGTAAATACACCTTTTCAAATAGTTGAGGACGAAGTTAGGCGTGAACATTGGAAACAAGGTTTGATTGATGAAAGTTTAGATGTAAGGGACTTTGTTCAAAAGAAACATAACTACGACCATATCCCAAAAGAAAAGCGTTTAAAAGTCTTTAAAATAGCAAAAGACGAAGAAACAATCGAAAAGATTAAACAACGCATTAAAGAATGTAGAGAATATTACAACGATTTATTAATTAACCTTTAAACTAAAGTAAAAATGAAAACAGAACAATTGAAAATTATGGCTAAGTATTATAATACAACACGCCCAGACCAAATCGTGCAAATTAAAGACATGAAAAGAAACATGATGTGGTACGAAACACTACGCCAAGATGATAAAAACACAATGACAGAATTTTGCTGCAGTCAAGAAAGGTTTGTTCGTTTATATGCCGAGAAAAGATGAATTTAGATATAATATTAAATGTACTTATAGGCTTATTTATATATAATATAATCTTAAAAGCAATAGGAAATGTTTTTATACAAAGAATCTTAGAAAGTAAAAAAGGTCAGGAAATCGAATCAAAAGTTTATAAAACATTTGAAGAAAGAATAAAAGAAAAACAAGAACAAAAATGAGTAAAACAAGTACAAAGAGTAAATTAGAAGTCTTAAAGATATGGCTTCAAAGTATTAAACCAATAAAATATATTTAAAATGGCAGTAAAATTAACCCAAAAACTTAAACGAGAAGAAATAGATATTAGTGTTTCTTTATATGGGCATTTGCAAATAATGTTATTATTGAATAATAATGAACAATCTGAATATATTAAGGGGTTTGGTCATTGTTTAGATTTATTAGTTAAATGGACTGATGAAAGAGAAAAATTAAAACAAATAAATAAATAAAAATGGAAGAAAAAAAATGGAGTACGGGAGCTTGGAGAAAGCAAACAGCAAAAGGTGAAGTAATTAATTTTACAATTAACGATGTTAAGTATTCAATGTGGGTAAACAGTTACAAAAAAGAAGAAAAACAACCTGACTTTAAAATATTCGTTAACGACTTTAAACCAACGGAACAAACCCAAGGTGAAAAACAAAGCTACGGAAATAAAGATTTTGACGATTTTCTAAATGGAGTAAAATAATTTATGAAAGACCAAGCAAAAGTATTAAGCGAAGCGAATGAAATTACTCGTTTAATGGTTCGGCAGCACTTACAAAAACACGAATTAAGTTTAAATGCGTTTTCTAAATTAGTTGAAGTTAGGCAGCCTAATTTACACAAGTTTATGAAAGGGCAAAGCCTTTCGAGTAGGTCAATTGAAAAGCTCGGATTGTTTTTTAGTAAATAAATTTAAGGCGGAACGTAAAAAATTCCGCTTTTTTATTTGTAGTGTTATTCTTTTTAGTATATTTGTAGAAACAATTAAACAAAACAATTATGAAAAACCTATTAATGAATTGCTCGGAGTGTGACGGTAACGGATATGTGACTATTGATTTAAACGATACACACATTCCTTATGAACAAAAGGAAATGGATTTTAGCTGTATGTCATGCAGTGGAAAAGGTTACGAGATAAATAAAGACGAACTAAATGAAAAGATTGAAGCTATTAACGACATGATACAAGGAATGCAAGTTCGAATGAGATGTCATTCAGATTTTATTATTCAGCTTAAAAAAGGTTTATTACATGAATTAGCAGTAAAATACGTTTACAAGTTAGATATTTGTTCAATTGCTTTAGGAAGACTTTTGAACTATAAAAGAAAATTGTATAATTTAGCCGAGTGAAACTAAAAAAAACTAATGAGATTGCCTTTGGCGTCGCTTATAAAAGAAGTGGAGTCATAGGCATTTTCTTTTTTAACTATACTTTGGAAATTTATTTATGAGCTGGATTGAGCAAGTAGCTAAACACCACAAAGAATACGTTAAAACGGTAAAAGGTTTTGGAG